CCCTGTATTGATCGAAGCCGATGGCGGATTGATTGCAGGCCACGGGCGGATCTTGGCCGCGCAAAAGCTGGGCATCAAAGACGTTCCGTGCATGGTCGCCGAAGGATGGACCGACGCGCAGAAGAAAGCCTATGTGATCGCTGACAACAAGCTAGCACTGAATGCGGGCTGGGATGACGCGATGCTCAAGGTTGAGATGGGCGAACTGGAGGCGCTGGACTTTGACCTGTCACTGACGGGATTTGATGTTGACGAAATGGCTCGTTTGTTTGACGAACCAGATTTTGCACCCGGCACTGAGGACGATCAAGGAAGGCTAGACCAGCTTGCGCCTAAGATAGTGACATGCCCGCATTGCGCAGCAGAATGGGATTTGCGAGAACATGGGCAAGGCTGATCTGCGCATAGACTGGGCAACACATGCGGCTGCAAAGTATGCTTGTCAGAATTGGCATTATTCGGAATGCTTGCCAAGCAGCTTGCAGAAGCGTGTAGCTTTGGGCGCATGGGAAAGCGGCGAATTTATGGGGGTTGTTGTCTTCGGGCATGGGGCAAATCCGCAGATAGGCTCACCATATAACATAACGATAAATGAAGCTGTCGAATTGACGAGAATCGCATTGAGGCGAGGGCATAAATCGCCAGTATCAAGAATTGTTAGGCTTGCTTTGAGATTCTTGACAGATAGTCAGCCGGGTTTGCGTCTGGTTGTTAGCTATGCAGATCAATCACAAGGCCATCATGGTGGTGTATATCAGGCCGGGAATTGGCTTTATGAGGGATCAATGAAGGGTGTCCCATCATTGAAATTCAGGGGAAAGATATGGCATGCGAAGGCATTGCGAACATCATTCCCAAATCTAAAACATTCTGATCCTAGAGTTGAAAAAGTCCCGGCTGGCGATAAGCATAAATACCTAATGCCCCTTGACGCTGCAATGCGCAAACAGATTGCACCTTTATCAAAACCTTACCCTAAGCGTGTGAAGCAAGCGATGACAGGCGTCCAGCCTGAACAGCGGCGGGGTAGCACCGACCCACACGCTCCAAATTCCACAACGGGCGGGAAGCCCTAAAGAAAGGGCGGGACGCCTGATGACCAAGAAACCTACAGGCCGACCGCCTTTCACCCTGACCGACGAACAGTTTAAGACAATCGAGGGCATGGCGCGGATTCAATGCACGCAGGACGAAATCTGCGACATCTTCGAGGTAACGGATAAGACGTTGAACATTGCGCTTAAAAAGCACAACGGCAATTCTTTCTCCGACCTTATTAAAAAGAACATGAGCCACGGCAAGGCATCGCTGCGCAGAAACCAGTGGAAGGCCGCTGAAAAGGGCGTGCCATCGATCCTTATTTGGCTTGGCAAACAGCACCTTGGCCAGAAGGATGTGGTCGAAAATACAGGCGCAGTTGATGTGCATCATTTTGATGGGTGGCAAATTGACCGCGCGAAACCTGATTCATCTGAGCCTGACTGAACCGCAAGAACGGTTTCTGTTATCGGAAGCGAAGCACCCTGCGTTTGTCGCGGGCTTTGGCGCTGGTAAGTCTGAGGTTATGGTCTGGTCTGCAATTGGTGACGCGGCACACAGCGCCACGGCATTAATTGGCATGTATGCGCCCACCTACGACCTTGTTCGCCTAATTACCGCGCCGCGTATCTGCGCCAGGCTTGAGCGCATCGGGGTGCCGCACAAGTGGAACAAGTCCGAAAACATCATCTATACCAGCTGGCCACGGTTCGGGGACTTTGTTCTGCGCACAATGGACAATCCCGAAAGGATTGTTGGTTACGAGACCTATCGCGCGCACGTCGACGAGCTAGATACGCTTAAGACGGAGCAAGCGCGAAAGGCCTGGAACCAGATCATTGCGCGGAACCGGCAAAAGCCCGAAGGCATCAAGCGCCCGTTTAATCGCGTGTCGGCTTATACGACGCCAGAGGGTTTTCGGTTCGTCTATGAGCGATGGGCCAAAGAGCCGACCGAAGGCTACGAATATTTCCAAGCCCCGACATACAGCAATCCAACTTTGCCAACCGACTATGTTGAAAACTTGCGCAACAGCTACCCGGCTGGATTGATTGACGCCTACATCGAGGGGCGCTTTGTAAACTTAACATCGGGCAGCGTTTACACGTCATACGACCGCGAAGTAAACCGCAGCCGCGAGACGCTGCAACCCGGCGAGCCGATCAAGCTGGGTATGGACTTTAACGTCGGCAACATGGCCGCTTGCGCTTACGTCCTGCGCGAGAACGATTGGCACTGCGTTGACGAAATCAAGGGCGGGCGAGACACCCCGGCGATGATTGACACGATCAAGGACCGCTGGGCTGGACACCACGTTACGATCTATCCCGACGCCAGCGGCGCTAACGCCAGCAGCAAGGGCGCATCGATCTCTGACATCGGGCTGTTGCGCGGCGCAGGTTTTACAATCCGCGCCAAGCCGTCGAACCCCCGCGTTAAGGACCGGATCCTAGCCGTGAACATGGCGTTCCAGAACAAGCGCGTGTTTGTCAATCCCGATACATGCCCCGAGACTGCCCGTTGCCTTGAGCAGCAGGCATACGACGCTAACGGCGAGCCTGATAAGAAGACGGGACTCGACCATCAAAATGACGCAGCAGGGTATCCGCTGGCGTATGAAATGCCCGTCGTGAAGCCCACATTTGAATCTCGGAGTTTACGTTTATGACCGCAGTCGCTGCAAGATCAAAAGCTGTCGCACAGATGGTGGAAGCGTCCGCCCGTGGTCGCGCTTTGATGGGCGGCACGCAGGGCATGCGCCGCAAAAGCACAACTTATTTGCCAAAGTTCACGGCTGAATCGCAGGAGACATACGACGAGCGTTTGGCGATGTCGTGGCTGTTCAACGGCTACAAGAAGGCAATCCGCGACATGACTGGCCGGGTCTTTCGCAGGCCGGTTGAGCTTGCTGATGAAACGCCAGACGACATTGCAGAATGGGCCAAGAACATTGACCTTGCCGGACGGGATTTATCCACGTTTGCGCGCGACGTTTTTCAGGACGGGTTGTCCTCTGGCATTGCTTATATCCTAGTGGACGCACCAGCCCGCCCGGAGCAGGTAACGCGGGCCGCTGTGGCGTCTATGGGCCTGCGCCCGTACCTGTCGCACATTCGCGTTGAGGACGTGCTAGGCTGGCGCACAGAGCTTGTTAGCAACGTCACAGTGCTGGCGCAACTGCGGCTGATGGAGTCCGTTACTGAGCAAGATCCCAAGGACGAATTCAAAAGCGTCGAAATAGACCAGGTTCGCGTGCTGGACCGCATGGAAGTCGGCGGCGTTATGACCCGGCTTTATCGCAAGCGCGAAGGCGGCGATGGCGAATATGTGCTTTTTGCAGAGCCGACTATGAGCGACATGGATGACATCACGCTAGTGCCGTTTTATGCAAACCGCACCGGGTTCTTTACGGGCGAACCTATGCTTGACGACTTGGCGGATTGCAACATCGCGCATTGGCAGTCACAATCTGATCAGCGAAACGTGCTGCACTTTGCGAGGGTGCCGATCCTGTTCGGTTCGGGCCGCCAAGACGACGAGCCGATCACAATTAGCGTTGGCCAGATGACCACGGCCAACGACCCGGCGGCTGACCTAAAGTGGGTTGAACATTCGGGTCGCGCAATCGACGCCGGACGGCAAGATCTTAAAGACCTTGAATTTCAGATGGAAACGCTGGGCCTGCAACTGACTGTCGCCCGCGTGTCGTCTGAAAGCGCCACCGGGGCCGCGCTTGATGCTGAAAAGGAAACGTCGCAGCTGGCTATGACGGCTGATTCGCTGCAAGACGCGCTTGAACAGGCGATGATCTATATGCTGCAATACGCTGGCCGCGATGACGTAACGCCGACCGTGACAGTCAACAAGGAATTCGCAGCCGGCATGATGTCTGCGCAAGAGATGGCGGTTCTGTTGCAGGCTGTGCAGTCGGGCAACATGAGCCGCGAAACGTTCCTGCGCGAGCTTGCACGACGCGGCATGGTTGCCAGCGACCTGAACCCGCAAGACGAGGCTGACCGCATTGCGTCGGCGTCGCCGATGATGACGGGCGAACCCCTAGGACTGGAGGCATAAATGGCATACGGCACAAAGACACCGACAAAGCGTAAACCCAAGCCAAAGAAGTGACCTAATGGCAAGCGTAAACGATGAAATCCTTGACGCTATCACGGGCCGCGCGCTGGACCTGCAACGGCTGACGGCTGGTCAGCTGCGGGACGCAGCGCGGTTTCTCAAAGAACTCGAAGGCGACATCGTGGCGCAGCTTGCCAAGATTGACCCAACGGGCATTGCGGCACCATCTCGACAGGCGGCGCGGCTGGAAAAGCTGTTGAGCCAGGTCAAGGAAACCATTCGCGCAGCTTATCGCGGGGAAAGCACTCGGCTGATCGGCGAACTGCGTGAACTGGCAGACGTTGAAACCACGTTTGCTGCATCGTCAATCAACAAGGCGCTGGGCTTTGACTTTATCACAACGTCAATCACGCGCGGTCAACTGGCTGCGATTGTGGACGGCGTGCTGATTGAGGGCGCGCCGGTATCGGATTGGCTATCCCGGCAGGCTGGCGACACGCTACAACGCTTTACGGACGCTATGCGGCTGGGCATTGCCGAGGGGCAGACAAACGCATCCCTGATCCGCGCTGTTCGCGGCGGGACGCAGAACGGCTCGCCCGTTCAGGGGTTTATGGAGATTTCCCGGCGCAATGCCGAAAGCCTGGTTCGATCAGCAACGCAGGCCGTGTCGCAGAAGTCGCGGCAATCGCTTTACGAGGGCAACGAAGACATCATCAAATCGTTGCAGTGGGTATCAACAATTGATTTGCGAACCACAGTGCTATGCGCTGTTCGCGACGGTCTGACATATACGGTTGATACGCACGAGCCGATTGGGCACGAGCTGCCTTGGGGCGGCGGGCCGGGAAATTTGCATTGGGGATGCCGCAGCACGTCGGTCCCGGTGCTCAAGTCGTTCCGCGAGCTAGGGTTTGACATAGACGAAGTGCCAGCATCCACGCGGGCAGGCATGGATGGGGAGGTAGCAGCCGACACGACGTTTGAAGGCTGGCTATCCCGTCGCGACGTGGCAGAGCAAAACGACAAGCTGGGCGTGGGACGCGCGCAACTCTGGCGCGACGGCAAGATCAAGTTCCGGGATCTAGTCGACGGCAACGGGCGCGAGTTAACGCTTGCAGAATTGAGGGCAATGCTTTAAGGCTTGCAAAGGGATAGGCGGATACGCCGAAAAGCTGGCCCCCATCCAGCCTGCCCGGTTCACAAAATGGGTTGCCTTGGGAGGGCAGAGATATGAAAACCAATAAAATAACTAGTCCGAGCGACCATAGAGCGCTTTTGCTGGCCGCAATGGAAGCGGTCTGCGAAGGGAGAATGAACGTTGGCCAAGCTAATGCATTGGTCGGGCTTTCTGGTGAATTGCATAAAAGCATAAGACAAGAATGGGATATGAGGGTTTTCGCCGCAGAGAACCTAACCCTAGAGCATGGGCGCGTTGTCAAAATGCTGGGCGACGAGTGATGTTGGGCCGTGGCTGGGGCGGACGTAAGTACGAATTTGAATATGGGGTAGCAAAAAGAGCCGGAAGATTACTTTCATCTTCATACATTGAGAAAAAATGGACTACGTTTTCGCTTGAAATATCTAAGTCTCTTAATTGTAGATTTGAATCGTTTATAAGCTGTTCATCAAAGAAGTGCTTTTTCAACGAGTTTAAGATTGCATTTTCACATCCTATATATAAGATGACTGATGAATTTGTAAAACTTAGAATAGCACATGACAACAAAAGCATATTGTTTTGGGCTTATCCTGAAAAAAAACTTCTAGGAGATCAAATCTTTAGGTCACAAAACGATATATGGCGAGAGGCAACAAATGACATGATTCACGACTTTTAGATAACCTACCACCCAACGACCACACTCTAAACAACCCTGCTTCGGCGGGGTTTTTCCACGTTCGCGGGATGCGAACCACAACAGCGGGAAGCTGAAACCATGAAAATTGAAGTATCAGACGCCACCACGTTGCCGGAGTGGCTGCAAGGCCACGTAGCAGACGGCCACCTTGATCTAGGCGCACTGGCCGCACCGGAAGACGTTGCGGGCCTCAAGACGGCTCTATCTAAGGAGCGCGGCAACGCAGCGGCCTACAGCAAGTACGGCACCCCGGCAGATATTGACGCCAAGATTGCCGAGCTAACCGACAAGGCCAAGGGCACCGGCAAGGGCGCGGATGATGCGCAAGCCAAGCTGGACGCAATGGCGGCTGACTACGAAGGCAAGCTGACCGGCGCAAATGACCGGATCAGCAAAATGATGCAACGCGGCGCGTCGTCTGACCTCAAAGCGGAACTCGCGAAAGCCGGGTTTAAGCCTAGCGTGATTGACAAAATGGCTCAATTTAACATGGACCGCATACAGTTTCACGAGGACGGTTCTGCAAAGATCATGACCTCGGACGGAAAGCCCATGATTGGCAGCGGTGCCGATCACGGTGCGACCTTGGCCGACTTGGCTAAGGAACTTGCGGCGGACGATGACAATTCTGATTTTGTCTTGGCCGCAGGCAAAGGCGGGGGCGGGAAGCCACCGGCATCGACTGGCGGGACGCCTGACAAGCCAACGGTAACGCGAGCGCAGTTCGACGCAATGTCGCAAAGCGAGCGTGCCAATCACTCAAAATCAGGCGGCGGCATTCAAGGCTGACCCCCACAAAAGGACTAACTGAACATGGCAAACGTTTTTGACAACCTCGCAGCAGACATTTACAAAGCCGCCGACATCGTCGGTCGCGAACTCGTCGGCGTAATCCCCTCCATGACCGTAAACGCTGGGACTGAGCGCGTTGCGTTCGGCGGCGTTGTGCGGTCTGCGTTCACGCGGTCTTCGCTCGTGAACGAATCTTACACCCCGTCGATGACCATCCCAGAAGGCGATGACCAGACCGTCGATAACAAGACCGCGACAATCGACAAGGTGGCCAACGTCAAGATCCCGTACACCGGCGAAGACATCTTGAAACTGAACAACGGCGCAGGGTACGAGACCATCTACGGCGACCAGATCGCGCAGGCAATGCGCGGTATCACTAACAAGATCGAAAACTACGCTGCGCTAACACTCTATCAAGGCGCATCGCGCGCAGTTGGCACCGCTGGCACGACTCCATTCGGCACCAACTTTGACGTGATTGCTGAGGCGCGCCAGATTCTTGTGGACAACGGAATGCCGCTGGACGGCCAAGCGACTCTGGCGATCAACACAGCCGCCGGCACCAAGCTGCGCAACCTAGCGCAATTGCAGAAGGTAAACGAGTCTGGCGGTGAAGATCTGCTACGTCGCGGCGAACTGCTGAACTTGCAGGGCCTGATGCTGAAGGAAAGCAACGGCATCGTGTCGCACGTCAAAGGCACAGCCACAAATGGTCTAACCAACGGCGCGTTGGCAGTTGGCGATACCACTATTGCGGTTGATACCGTGACCGCAGGTGCAACCGGCTACAAATCTGGCGATGTTATTACTTTTGCAGCTGACTCTGCAAACAAGTATGTCGTGGCCACTGGTTTCGTCGGCGCGTCTGGCAACTTGACGATCCAAGGACCCGGCATCCGCGTTGCGATTGCAGACAACAACGCAATCACAGTTGGCAACAACTATGTCGGCAACTTCGCGTTTCACCGCGCTGCGGCCGAGTTGGTTGTGCGTCCGCCTGCCATGCCACAGGGCGGCGACATGGCTGCCGATCGCCTGACCGTCCAAGACCCGTTCTCTGGTCTGGTCTATGAGATGGCGATGTACAAAGGCTACGGCAAGTCGATGCTGGACATCACCACTTTCTACGGTGCGAAGGTCTGGAAAGGCGATTTTGTCGCCACGCTGCAAGGCTAATTTTTGCAGAGGGGCGGGCTTCGGTTCGCCCCTTCACAAAGGTTATTCTGACAAACAAGGGGCGCTGCAATGGCACTTGATACCACCATCGGCGGCGTGACCGCTGACAGCTACGGAACGCTTGCGGGTTATGAGTCCTATGCAATTGATCAGGGCTTTACTTTAGAAGCGACAGAAGCGTCGAACGAGATAAACTTGCGCAAGGCGGCAAAATTTCTTGATCGCAAGTATATGTTTATCGGCTCGCAGCAATATCAGTTTCAGCAACTAGCATGGCCGCGTTTGGTTAATGACCTCGTAAACGACTGGCCAGTAAACCCTGACTCAATTCCGCAAAAGATTATTTATGCGCAGTTTGAAGTGGCATACATTTTGCAGGGCGGCATTGAGCCGTTTGCAACGATTGTGAACAGCAGCACAAGCGAAAGCATCAAGGTCGGTCCAATCACAATTGACAGCGAGACACTGCCGACTGGCAAGCCCCGCATTGTTGCAGTTGATGGCCTGTTGCTTGGGTACATCCGGGGCGGTCCCGGCATGGTCAGCATGAGGCGCGGCTAATGGCTAGCATTGCAAGCCAAGTGACAGGCGCTTTTGACAAGCTGGCCGCACAGCAGCCTGACGTCATACAGACGGGCACCATTCAGCAACCGACGCCACAGGCTTCTGGCGGCGGGCCTACAGACCCAACAGGCGGCACTGCGGGCGTTACACCTGCGCCCGTGTCTGTGCGCATGGCGGTCTTTGAGGTGGCAGAGCGGCGCATCGACGGCACCAACATTCAAGCGGGTGATTATCAAGTTATTGTTGAGCCTGCATCAATCGAGGTCACGCTTAACGACAAAGTAATTTGCGACCGCGGCACACTGACAATCAAAATTCTTGGGCGCGTGGCGTCGGGCGGGCAGACCGCGCTTTATGACATGGTGTGTCGTGGGTAGCTTTGAGGACGACATAAACAAGTTTCAGCGCAAGACGGTTAACAAGATGGACAAGATTGTCCGCAAAGTATCTCTGGAAATATTAAAAAGCGTTGTTTTTAAAAGCCCTGTTGATACGGGGCGCTTTCGTTCAAATTGGCAGGTATCTATTGGTTCCGTTCCATCTGGAACTGTTGCCTATCAAGGCACAGAAACCATCGGGGAGCGGGCGGGCAGTAAGGGGCCAGTTTATGAGGCAACCGTTGCCAAATCCAAGGGCACGGCAGACTCGGCAAAGGCTGGTGATGTCATTTATATTGCTAACAACCTGCCCTATGCGGTGCGGCTGGAAGAGGGATATAGCGGCCAAGCCCCTGCTGGAATGGTCACGCTAACGGTGCAAGAGTTTGCATCTACGGTGAAAAGAATTGGCGCGGAGATTCGCAGACAATGAGTGACATTGATAGCAATATCACGCAGGCGCTAAACGTGCAGGCCGAGGTTATGATTGCCGGGCTTGGTTACACGGCGATATGGCCGCGCAAGGGCGGGAACAAGCCCGCAGGCGAACACCTGACCATACAGCACTTGCGAAACGATGACGTCCCGCTGGGCTTGTCTGACCAGGTTTACACGCGCCAAGGCTTTTTGATTGTTACCTTGGTTGCTCCGCTGGACGTCTACGACATTGTCACCCGCAAGCAGGCCGGTACGATTTCTGATTATTTCAAGCGCGCGCAAATTCTGGAAGCCAACGGTACAAAAGTCACAATCGTTGGCACCACAATTCGCAGCGGTCGCGAGGAGGAACAGCGTTGGGAAACACCCATTTACATAGAGTATCGGAGCCTGTCGTGAAAAAGCAATACACACCAAGCCTTACAGATGACGCAGTGACGGAAGAACTGCAGGCGGCACTAATGCCCCGCGACCTGTCTCGCGCAAGCCTGACCAACAAGGCCGGAGCCGGTGCAACGCCGCTCGAAAAAGACGTGGACGCCTGGCTTAAGATCGGCTGGCACCGCGCTTAGAAATACCCACCGGCGCGGGTGCCATTGTTGGCAAAGCGGCGACCCCTTAGACAACAGCCCCGCCGAGGGGTCTAATCGCTTGAAAGGATTCCAAGCATGACAACTACATCAAATCAAATTGGCCTGACCCTCTTTGGCGTTCCTGGCGTTCCAGCGAACAACAACAAAACAGGCATGGAAGCACTGACCTTTGTGCAGCTCAAGGGCACGCAAATGCTGCCGTCGTTTGGCGTAACGCACGCCAACATCGACGTTTCGGACCTTGGCACCGGCTTTACGTCTGGAGTTAAGGGCGCGGCCACCGGCAACGATACGACGTTTACATTCCACGGCGACGGCACCGACACCGGCATTGCAACCGCAATTACCGCTGCAAACTCGCAATCTGGCCTGTACACGCTCAAGATTGTGCGCGGTTCCGGAACCGACACGGGCGACGGCCCAGCGCCTGTTGCTGGCGACGTGGTTTCCTACGCGCAGGGATATCTTCACACCTTTGCGCTTAACCCAAAAGATGACACGTCTTTTGAAGGCGGCACGATCAACTTTAAACAGAACGACTTCACTGTTAATGACGTCGAGCCCACATAACTAATCCGCTTAGGCGGTAGGGGGTGGCGTGGATTGGTTCGCCCGTCACCCTCGCTATGAACCAGGACCAAAGGAAAATATCATGGATTTCAATAAATTTGACAGCCGCGCAAAAGCTGAAGCCGGATCACCGATGCAGATTCTTGACGCTTGGACGGGCGAGCCGATGATGGACGGCGACAAGCCCTGCCGGGTTATCCTGCGCGGCACCGCGTCCGCTTCTATGCAAGCCAAAATGCGGGCGGCGCAAAAGGCTGCGATGATGTCCAAAAAGGCCAAAGGCAAAGACGAGGGCGACGATGCGCGCGTGATGGAGGACGTTCACAATCAACTTTGCGAAGCTGCTGCGCCGTTCATTATTGGTTTTGAAAACGTCAACAACGGCGACAAGCCCGCGACCGCAGATGACGCGATCTGGTTTCTCAATCTGACGTTTCCCGAAATGGGCGTCAAAGAGGACGAGGACGGCGAGGCTGTCTTAAACAAAGACGGCGATCCAGTTTATGCCATGCTGAACAACCCGTTTGCCAAGCAGTGCAGCGAATACGCTTCCAAGCAGGCGAACCGCTTGGGAAACGACAAAAGCGGCTAACCCTTGCCGCGCATCAAATGGGGTGGTTAAACGCCATCATCGAGATAAAAGGCGACAAGACAGAGCGGCCAAGGGAAAGCCGGTTGATGCGTCACAATCTAAGCAAGACGCCCGCGCCCTTTGTGAAGCTGGACGCGGGCGAATATCTGCTTAATGTCTTAATGGAAGCGGGCGCAATAAAGTCTGCGGCGATGGGCGGTTTTCTGGCGCTTGATTGGGTAGACCTTGCCGCCTACGCATCGCTAACAATGGCAGACATTGAGCCTTGGGAAGCCAAGCTCTTGCGCAAAATGTCAGAGGCGTTTGTCTCTGGCATGAACGAAGGCACAAGCCCGTTTTCTATACCGCCAGCCGACCGCAAGTCTGCGCAATAAACGGCCCGCCCTGACCGGTGGGCCGCAAACATTTCAAGGATTAAAACATGGCAGACTTTGCAAACCTTGTGATTGGTCTTGACACTTCTGGTCTAAAGCGTGGCGAGCGTGACGTTAAGAGCTTTGGCAAGACATCCAAGGCAATGAATGGCGCTATTGTATCGGCAACGCGCGCGCTGGCTTTGTTTGGCGGAGCCTTTGCTGCGGCAAGGGCCGTCAGTTCCGCTTCGCAGGCATATGCAAGCATGGCCAACAGTATGCGGGTCCTGGGCTTTGAGGCTGACGACGTTGCGGCAAAAATTAATCAAATCGGCGAGATTTCAAAGCGCACTAGGTCGCCACTTGAGGCCACTGCACAGCTCTACCAACGGATTAGCATTGCGGCAAAAGACTTGGGCGCATCGCAGCAACAAGTTTTGCTATTCACAGAAAATGTTGGCCTTGCATTGGCGCAACAAGGCGGCAGCGCAGCGCAAGCGTCTGGCGCTTTGCTTCAGCTTTCGCAAGCTATGTCTGGCGGCACCGTACGGGCCGAAGAATTTAACAGCATCCTTGAGGGCGCATTTCCAATCGCACAGGCCGCAGCCAACGCCATTGAGGGCGCAGCAGGGTCTGTTGGCCAGCTTCGCAACATGGTCATTGCCGGGGAGGTTTCCAGCCGCGAGTTTTTCAACGCAATTCTGTCATCGTCTGAGGCGCTAGAGGCTGCATTTGGCAACACGGTGCCAACGGTATCACAAGCGCTGACCGTCCTAAGCACAAGTTTCACGCTATTTGTCGGGCAGGCCGATTCGTTCCTTGGCGCAAGCAGCGCACTTGCCGAGGTCATCATTTTGCTGTCTGGCAACCTTGAGTTTCTGGCGGGTGTTGTCTCTGTTGCAGCAGTTGCCTTTGGCGTTCGTTATGTTGCGGCAATGGTTACTGCACGCTTGGCCACCTTTTCACTGATCGGCGCGCTGCAAGGTCTTAAAGCTGCGCTAATTTCAACCGGTATTGGCGTTGTTATTGTTGGCCTTGGTCTGGTTGTTGGTCAGCTTATTAAGGCAAGGGCACAGACCGAAAGTTTTGGCGACACTTTTCGTATGGTAGCGCTGCAGGTTAAAGCGGCGTCTTTAAACATGAAGGCTTATTTCATATCCGCGCTTGGAAGCATGGCGTACGAATTTATTGAATTTACTTATGTTGTCGCAGACGGAATAAATTCTCTTTTTGGCACAAATTTAATGGGCGCTTCTGCGGAAATTACGCAAAACCTAAATAAGGCATTTTTGGAAACTGAAGCTGCGGCCTATGCAGCAACTGCAGCCGCAAACGCGCTCAAGATTACTATTGCCGAAACTTCCGACGAAAGCGATGGGACCGCGGCGGCGCTAGACAAGTTAGCCGCTGGCGCAAAAAGCGCTGCAGGCGGTGTTGACAAACTGACCCCAGCACTAACAGACGCAGAGAAAGCAACTCAAAGCTATGCCGACACCATGCAGGGTTTTATCGTAGATGGCATCGGCAAGGCCGTGGACAACATGGTTGACGGATTTACTGGCGGCTTAAAGTCAATCAAGGATATATTTGTTGCCACGATAAAGCAGATGATTTCGTTTGCGATCAAGAACAAGATTATGCTGTCGTTGGGCATGGGCGGAAGCGCGATGGGAACTGCGGCATCTGCGGCCACAGGCGGCGCAGGCGGCCTTGGTGGATCTCTGGCCGGAATTGGTTCATTGGGCAGCGTGTTCGCGGGCAGCCTGTCCGGCACAGCGAGCGCCTTCATGTCTGGCGGTATTGGCGCTGGTGTTGGTCAGATCGGCGCTACGCTCGGCGCGGTGACGGGAAGCCTTGGCAGCCTTGCCGCTGCGGCTGGCGCTATTGCTTTGCCTTTGCTGGCTGTTGTCGGGGTGTTTAAGTTTTTTGGCAAGTCTACAAAATTGCTCGACCAAGGCTTGCAGCTTACCGTCAAGGGAATGAACTCCGTTGTCGAAAGTTTCAGCAAGACCAAAACGTCCAGATTCTTTGGCCTGTCGTCGAGGACAAGCACAAGCACAAGCCAACTTGACGCCGCCGCAGCGTCACCGCTTACTAACGCAATCGACGGCATCCAAAAGTCAGTTCTTTCCGCTGCGGCTGGCTTGGGGATTGGCGCGGACGCTTTCAGCAAGTTTTCCTTTGGATTCAGGATTTCTCTAAATGGCTTGACCGAAGAGCAGAAAATGAGTGCCGTGACCGCAGAGCTTGCAAAGATGGGTGACGCGTTTGCGGCGGTTGTTCCCGGCATTTCCAGCCTGAACGAATTGCTTGCGGTTTCTTCAGAGCGTTACAACCTGCAAAACCGGGTTCTGGAATTGCAAGGAAAAGGCGAAGAGCTGCTAGCACGACAGCGTAAAGCGCAGATGAATGCGACCAACGACCTTAACAAGGCAATTCTAAAACAAATCTTTAACCTTGAAGACGCATCTATTGCTCAGGAAAAAACCAATGCACTTGCGGAAGAGGCTGCAAAAGCTGCGGCACAAGCGCAAGCGGCCTTGTTTTCTTCAATAAACGAAAACGACTTCGCCACTGGTGTTGATTTTAGACGCGGCTTGGCCCGCGCATCAAGCGGTATTGAATACAGCCCGCAGCAATCCCAAGCCGAAATGCTTGCGGAGCTGAAAGCCTTGAATGCGCGCATAGATATGCTACAGTCTACATCAGAAATAACCGCTAATTCATCTAGGCAAACGGCAGAAAATACTGATTTCAGCAACGCCCTAACATTGGATGCCGCAGCATGAGCAGCCCCCTAAAAATACTTGTGCCGCTGGTCGTTGCTGATGCCAACATTACGGCATCAAACGTGGCATTAGAAACGGCATGGACTGCTGGCACCTACCCGCTTGGAACGCAAAGGCGGGTAGGGGAGCGGCTGTTTGAAGTTAGCGCGGCAAGCACAAGCCAAGAGCCAAGCGACACGGCAACGGATTGGTTTGACGCGGGGCCTGCCAATAGGTTTGCCGCGTTTGACCGGCAAGTTGGTTTTGATAAATTTCGCGTTGTTGAAACTAAGACTATTAACGCGGGATCAATTACATACACTATTGAAAGTCTAACCCGAATTGGCGGGATTGCTATGTTTGGCTTGCAAGCGGCCACGATTTCAATCGTTGCAACGGTCAGCACAACTGGCGATGCGGCAAACATTTCAAAAACGCTTAAGGACGCAACCGATTATGAGGGTTCACTTTGGCGCTGGATGTTTATCCAGCAGTCACGCGAACGAAAGTTTGTTAATTTTCAGGTAAACATACCGCAAGGTGCTTCCATCGACATCACAATAACAAACACGGGCGACACGGCAAAGGTCGGAACAATTGCATTCGGCCTTGTTTCAAGTTTTGGCGTTGTCGGTACAGGAACATCAAAGACGCTTAAAAGCCGGTCGTTCAAAAAAACCGAAGGCACCTTAACCTCACTACTTCAACGAACGACATCATCTGTGGTTTCTTACAGCACAACGCTTTTGAACTATGAGGCTGATGCTTTCTGGCGGTTGGTGCAAGACATTGATGGAATCGGCGCAGTCTTTTCTGCAAACGATCAATACCCAGAATTTACAATCTACGGAACTTTATCGTCCGCAAACCCAACGGCTGTTGGCGTCGGATTTTCCAAAGCAACAATTGAGGCTGAAGAATTATGAGCACCCCAACAGTTACACTTTACCCCGATGTCTTGCCATCCAAAGGCCAGGCCAATGACGCCTTTGACACAAACGTAAACGATTTTTTAAACTGGCTAACATTAACAAATGGACCAGAGCTTAATGTTTTTATAAATTATTTAAACGCCGGACTTGTGGAAAGTGCATTTTTGGACTTAACAAGCCTTCTTAATGATACAACTTTAAATTATACAAACGTAACAGTTGGTTCTGTTGTAACTGCTCGCAAGGAAAATTTTTCTTACGAAGTTGCTGCCGCTGGCGCTACCAATCAGCATTTGACGACCTCTGGTGGGGTAAAGCTGTACGTTGTTGTCACAGGTGGCATACTGGTTGCAGAAAGTTTTAACATTAATGTTTCGGCCACAGAAGCAGCAAACGGAGCAAACATCCAAGCCGCCATCAACTTTCTGGATGCAAACGGCGGCGGCATTCTTGAGTTTGGCGGGGGTTCATACCCTTCCACCCCCTTCATTTTAAAAAGTGGCGTAACAGTTCGTGGTATTGGACAGAGCCACAGGGTTTTCTATGTTAACGAACCGCTTACCCGAGCAGGTACATCCCTGCTTATTACGGCAGGAGTTGGGCAGGATTGTGTTACGTTTGAAGGCCCACAGCGCGGTATGCACGGGATTGAAGACATTTCAATCTATGAAATTGGAACGGCTGCATTTGGTGCAATCATAAGCATAAATGGCGCGCTACACACCCACCTAAAGAACGTCGAAGCCGAGTGCCTGACCACGTTTGGACGTGGCGTTGCTTTAAAGTATGCACGTAATGCGACGACAAATACTGGCTCAATCTACGGCGTTTGCGACAACTTTATCACAAGTAAATGCGGAACGGGACTACTTCTCGTCGATGATGCTAACGCCCTGTCTTTCTTGGGGGGGTCTATTGCTGGGACGCTTTATTCATTCAGAACGCAAAAGATTGTGGCGTTTCCTACTGGCGTTAGTTTTTCTGGGACCTCGTTTGAAGGCACTTTTGACGGTTCTGTACAAGATATTATATACGTTCCAGGCAATGCCGCTGATGTGTATGGTTTCACAGATCAAACAGGCGGTGTCTACGTTGTGCAGTTTGTAAAAATCCCAGCAGGCAAAGGAATATCGTTTGATGGGTGCTATTTTGAGAACGGCGGCACAAGCGGCACATATAACGATGGTGTAAACGGCACAGCACCGATCTTGGCCGCTATCTCTTTGGTTCCAGCGACCGAAGGTGATGTAAGCAACATTCGCATTCAAGGTCAGCTTGCTTGCTACCTTTACAACACGGCAAAAGAAAACGTGTTCTGTGACAGCCTGCCGTTCAATAAGCTATTTAGCAGCAGGCTGCCCACCGGATTGCTTCTCCGAGCAAACGCCACCACGCCAATTCCAAACAACACTGCAACGCTTGTGCCTTTTGGCGCAACAGCCGCCCAGAATAAAAACGACTTTGGACGCCTAAAATATTCTGCTGGAATTGTAACTGTAAAAGAGCGCGGTTATTATCTTGTTAAGTGCCAAGTTCGGTCAGCAGCTATTACGACGGGTTCGTTTTTCCAACTGCGACTTACCCAATCTTTTTCAGCAGGTGGTTCAGATACAACTTATGGACCAAACCTAATGAGTTCAGAATATGCGACTATTGATAAGATTGTATTCTGCGAGGTAGGCGATACTTTGCAAATCCTCATGTTCCAAGGTAGCGGCGCAACTGTAAACCTAAACGCATCTGCTGCGTATTCACGCTTGCAGGTCCTGCGCATAGGCGCTTGACCGCATGCCAAGGGGCTTGGCTAATGCTGGCCCCAACCAAAGCAAACTAAAGGAATTGCCAGAATGAAGTCCAACTTTTCCCCACCGGCTTTGATCTTTGAGCGCAGACCGAGCGGAACAACAGGAAAGTCGGCAGCGTTTGTTGTGATGCTGCCGCACGACTACCCGGCAAAGATGCTAACCCATGAGCTACACCACGTTAAACAATGGTGGGCGGTCACGCTATTTTCGGCAGCCGTTATTTTTGCGCTTGCAAATTTTGCGCCATTTGTTTCCTATTACGCAATGTTTCTTTCGGTTGGCGTGATGGGGGCGTTGTATCGTTTCTCGGCATGGTTTAGATTCAAGGCAGAGGCTTCAGCATACGCAGCGGGCTTCACCGACGAACCAAACGAGCTGGACAAATACGCAAAAGTCCTGTCATCGTCTTTGTATTCTACGGGCAAAACCTTTGATGAATGCAAACGCGTCATTGCATTGAGACTTTACACCGGAAATCTGTTTTAATGTCTGAAGATGCTAGACTCGCGCGCATAGAAGCCAAGCTGGACCAGATGGGCGAAGCTATTGTCGCACTTGCGCGGGTTGAGGAACGAATGGTTACTTTGTTTAACCGGCTGGACGCAATCGACAAAGACCGATCGGCACAGGGCGCGCGGCTGCTGGCAATAGAAACGCAGGCGGGTAGCAACGGGCAAACTCTAAGATTTGTTGAACGGGTGTTTTGGATAGTTGTTTCTGCTGGCATTGCGTTCGCGTTTGCAAAGATGAAAGGTGCTTAGATATGCGACTATTCCTTTCCGTTGCGTTTATTGCGTTTGGGTTCCCGGCATTTGCCATTGCGCCATGCTTGCCACATGATGAAATGGCAAAGTTTCTAGCCAATCAGTTCCGAGAACAACAGCGGTTTGTCGGGCTAGATCAGGGCGGCAACATGCTAGAGCTTTGGTTCAGCCCCGGCGGTACATTTACGGCGCTGATGACGGCACCAGGCGGGCAGACGTGCGTCGTTTCTGCTGGCAACGCTGGCAACATCATCGCAGCAAAAAAGCCGGGGGTTGACGGATGATTCACTACGAAGCCACGGACACGCGCGGGCTTGCGGTTTACAATGACGGCATTTGCATACTTGAGACAGACGACCCGTTGCAACTGCACAGCCTATGCCTTGCGCTGTTCCTTGGCCAAACGCAGATCGCGGGGGAGCGTATCCCTGACCTGCTGACGCTATACGGCATCATCGGCGCGGCTGTTTCCCGGCTCAAAGCGGGGGAAACGTCATGCTGACCGCAGAACAGCAAGCGGCCATAGACGCCGTGGCAGAACATGGATCGCAACGGGCAGCGGCAAGGGCGCTGGGGATTGACGGCAAGAGCCTGCGCAGTCGCCTAGAGCGCGCGGCAAGGTGGCAGGAAGCGCCGAAAGGGCAGCGCGAGGCGATCCTGCACAGCGGCCTAGACGTTGGCATTGCAAAGGCTGGCTGGCGCAAGGTCAAGAACGCAGACGGCACCAGCGACAGCGTGTATTGGCGTGCGCCGGATGATGCACGCGACCCGGGCGACATCGTGTCAGCGCTCAAGGATGGGCTGGAAGATTGCGCCCCTGCTGCAACAATCATTGCCCCTGCGGCGGCAAAAGAGTTGTGCGCAATATTCCCGGTCGCTGACTTGCACATGGGGATGCTGGCGGACGAAGAGGAAACGGGCGTTGATTGGGACAGCAAGAAAGCCGGGGTTGTGTTTTCTGCAACGTTCGGTCGGCTGGTCAGCGTTACGCCCGCCGCCGGTGTTGCCGTGCTCGCGCAGCTAGGAGATCTTACGCACACTGACGACCAGCGCAACGTTACGCCACAGTCAGGCCACCAGCTAGACGCGGACACGCGCTATTTCATGATCCTGCGCCGCGCCGTTGCCGCTATGCGATGGGCGATCGACGCGCTGCGGGCCAAGTATCCGCTAGTGATCTATCGCGGGTGCCGGGGCAATCACGACATCACAGCCCACCACGCCGTCACCTTGGCACTGGCCGAACACTACCGCGACACGCCGGGGGTGGAAGTCATCACCAGCGCGGGCGAGTTCTATTGCTACGAGTTTGGCCGGAACATGGTGCTGTTGCACCACGGCGACCGGGCCAAACCTGAACGTCTGGTAACATTCGCCGCAGCTGAGTGGCCGGAGCTATGGGGCCGCACAAGTCACAGGCTGGCGTTGTCTGGGCATGTGCATCATGCCACTAAAAAAGAGGTCGGAGGGATGACATTTGAAAGTGTCGGCACGATCATTCCCAAAGATGTTCACGCATACTCTCACGCCTACAGCGCGTCTCGTGCATTAGTCAGCATCGTGCTGGACCATGATGCAGGCGAGGTTAGCCGCGCCCGCATCGGGGTATGACACGCCCGACTGTATCGCGCAGGATACATCGCCTTTGCTTTCGTGACGCGGACCAATCGCTATGCGCCCGCGCCTACTCGCGCCGCCATTCGTCGCTGTTCTGGTCCGCTTGGGTTTCGCTGTTTGGTCCTGCGCACTGTGAACGCTCTTGGCGGTTTTATTACATCACATTAAAGAGGACGCAAGCCATGACGCGCGCTGAAATCTGCATTCCCCGCACCTTACACCATGAAGGCGGTTATGTAAATGATCCGCGCGACCCCGGCGGGGCAACTAATCGCGGCATTACAATCGGCACCTACCGGAATTTTATCAACGCCAAAGCCACGGTTGCAGACCTAAAGGCGCTGACCGAAGCACAGGCGGTTGCGGTTTACAAAGCGCAGTATTGGGACGCCGTGAAAGCTGACGACCTGCCGGACGGTGTTGACCACGCTGCGTTTGACTTTGCCGTCAACAGCGGGCCGTTTCGATCGGCAACTTATCTGCAAGAAATTGTCGGTGCTGCACCCGACGGCAAGATCGGGCCAATTACACTGGCCAAGGTTCGCGCGATGGATGCGGCTTGGATCGTCAATCAACTGTGCAATGACCGCATGACATTTCTTCGCCGCTTGTCCACGTGGTCAACATTTAGCAAGGGCTGGACCCGTCGCGTTTCTGACGTGCGCGCCGCTGCGCTAATGGACGCCACAGCGGCGGTGACGCGCGGCCCTGACGTGCATCCCGTTGACGCGGCGGAACTAGCGGCTGAGGAAAGACTTGCCGCCTGTGTGGCCGCTCTGCGCCTGCTGCTGAACGAATACGATCCCGCAACATGAAAGGATAGTCCATGTTTTTAGCAATCCGAATGCTCGTCTATATCGCCGCCGTGCCTGTCGCGGCATGGCTTGGCGGCACCTATGACCCCGCGTCCCACGTAATAACGCTCAACGTTGATACCTTGATTGACGTGATCGGCGGCTTGGCGGCGGCTGGCATTGCGTTCGCGTCGTCCCGCTATGCGAAGCTGCGCGGAGGCGCAACGTGACCGCCTTTATCGTCGGCTGCGTTGTGTCTTTGCTGGGCATCTTTGCGGCGTATATAACCGGCAGATCCAGCAAGACAGCCAAAGAGGCGCAATCCCGCGCAGATACCATTGAAAGGGCGACCAATGCGGACACTGGCAATCCTGACGGCAGCGGCGATCTTGAGTTCTTGCGGAGTCGTGGCAAACGACAGCGCGATGACAACGGTTCTTGAACCGCTGATGACAAAACACGCGGCCAGCCTTGGCAGTGAAAACGTGTCGGACATGCGCCGCACCGGGCGAATACTTATCGCCACTTTTGACGCCGCCGCACTCCGACAATAAACCTTGCTTACCGCAGGCCCAAAAATGCCCCGTCGTCCTTAACTGGGCGGCGGGGTTTTTAGTTTGTGCTGCGGCCGATTGTGCTAGTGGCGTGCGGCGAGGTCAATCAGCGCAATGATTGCCAGCACAATAGCGGCGGCGCAGGCGTATGTCAGTAACGCCCTGCCGAGCGACACAGGCGGCGGGGTAGGATCTGCCATTTTGCCCGTGCGCAACTCAGCAAAGCGGGCAAGTTCATCAGGCGCGGTGCGCTGGTGTCTTTCATATCCCGGCGGAAACAAGTTCATGTCGTCAACTTCTGGTCGCGATGTTGTTCAAACAGCCAGTCTCCGAGTTCGTCAGCCTCATCGCGGGCGATCGACACACGGGCGGCAAAGTCATTGCCAGCGTCGATAATCGCGTATTCAACCGTGGCCACCGTCGCATCGGGGTTGTCGGCAATCCATTCCTCAATGCGGGCGTTTAGTTCGTGGTTTAAGTCGGTTTGTAGTGCGTGTTGCATTTTGTCATACTCCATTGTTAAATTAATCGCCCCAGCCGCGCCCGTTGCGGCCGTATTCCAGCGGGTTAGCCCAGCCTTTCAGCCACCAGTCATCGCCGGGGGTGCGTTGCATTGCGGAAAGGCGGCTATCAAGCTGCGCCTGCGTTTCTATGGGCGCATCGCCAAACATATCAGCAACGCTGTGATGCCGGTTTTCCCACCACGCCTCAACGTCGGGCGGGCCTAGCGGGGCGCTGCGGGCGTTCATGCGGCACCTGTGGCGCGGTATGCGGCTAGGGCGGCGCAAAGTGCGTATGAGTTCCCGCCTTCGGTTGCGACGACGCAGCCAACATATGGCTCAATCAGTTCCGCCATCGAATCCGCCGCTTCCTGCAGGGCGTCGATCCGTTCATTATCTGCAGCAGCCTGATTTATCGTTGCGTCGATGAAGTCGGCTTTAAGGTTGATATTGGCGTGGCATTTAGCAACTTCGGCGCGCAGGGAGATGACCTCGGCGCTATCGGCCCGGGTATTCCATGCGGCTATAGCTTCTGCACCACTGGCCTCCCATAGGGAGCTACCATCACATCCCAACGTATTGCACCCGTAAAAAACCCCTTCCAGACCATACTTATCATCTCGTATTGCCGCATCACCACCGCAGAACGGGCATGGCAGAAGTTCAATCTTATCGGTCATAGCAGCACCACGGCGGCGGCTATGGCAAGCGCAAACACAACGATGCAGCCCATGATACATAAAGCGCCATCTATGACAGCGGCGTAAACTTCGGCGTTGTATTCTTTGCGGTTCATTGGCTCTCTCCGGTTAATTTGTTCTGTCCTGACATTTGCACGTCAAAGCGCTTGCGTCAATACAAATGTTATGACAATGTGACGACATGAGAAAAACATCATATATTCAAGTACGGGTCACACCCGAGCAGCACGAGCAGGCGCGCCGCCTTGCCGAGGCTACAGACAAGGACATTTCCGCAATCGTGCGGGAAGCCATCGAGAAACTGGCAAAGCGCTATGCGCTAAAGGAGCCGCAATGACCCCGGAAAACAAACTATGGCAGCACGTTCTGATGCAAGCAATGATCGACGCCACGTTTACCGGCGACACACTCGAAAACTCTCGAGCCAAAAAAGCGTCTATCAAATGGATGACTAAAACCGGTAAAGACTTCCACACCGTCTGCAATCTTGCGGGCATGGATCCGGATTTCGTCCGCGAATCGTTTCTTGCGGGGCGCGTGGACGGCGAACTACTTCGCAGCGCGCAAGGCCGACACAAGGAAACAACGCTATGACCCCCGCAACTCTACGCCCCGCCCCGTTCGCAATCCCGCCTGCGCCAGTTGCCCGCAGCCGCGCGGCCACTGTGTCGGTTGTCAGCCGCAACGACCGCACGCTAGACGGCATTGCCTGGCGATCTGATCAAATGACAACGTACCAAGTCCCGCCGGCGGATACCGCAGCAGACGTGTTCGACGTGATCGGGGGCGGGGCATGAGACGCCCCCCAATGAAGGCCAAGCGCGATGCCAACGAGGCAAGCGTGTTTGCAATCCTGCGGGCGCACGGCCTGAGCGTATACCCCCTAGACCTGCCGCTAGACGCTGTTGTCGGCTACGGCGGCAGGACATACCTTGTCGAAGTTAAGGACGGCCCCAAGGCACCTATGCGGCCTAAACAGGTTGAGTTCTTTCGGGACTGGCCAGGCCATGCCATTGTAATCCGCGACAACGACGAGGCTGTTGCATTCGCCACGGCTGTAAGACACGGCACCGCATAACAAATGGTTGGGAGGCCAATATGACACAAAATTTTAGGCCGAATCTATTATCAGCGCCGAACATTCCAAAGCCGCTTCATGGATTAAACCCTAGAACAATCATGGGAAAAGCCGCATGGGACGAAAAACGGTGCGCGGTATATGCGTCCACAGACTTCCATTGCGCGGCGTGCGGGGTTCACAAGCGTGATGCGCTGTTCCATGCGTGGCTAGAGGCTCACGAGATATTCAGGATTGACTATGCCAAGGGCGCTGCAACGCTGATCGAGATTGTGCCGCTTTGCCATGCTTGCCATGCGTTCATCCATTCGGGCCTGCTTCGCATTAGGGCGCGTAAAAAAGAGGTGTCATCCGATCACGTGCGCCAGATCATGAGCCACGGGTGCGCGGTATTGCGTGATGGTTCTGGTCGAATATTCTCAGGCACGGCTGAACTGTGCGACCTCGTGTCAGTTGACCGATCCCGCATTCCAGTCATGCCAAACCCGCGCAAAATGGCAACGTGGGGCGCGTGGCGCATGGTCTGGGATGGCGTAGAACATCGCGGCAAGTTCAATAGTCAGAGAGAATGGCAGCGCGCCTACGCATAACAAAGGCCCGCCAGAGTGATCTAGCGGGCCTTGCTTTTGCCGGAGAGGCGGGGTATCGTGCAAGCGTTCAAACATGCTAAGCCTTTATATCATTGCCCAACTATATGCGCAAGAGGCTTGGCCCAAACAGGAGGCCGAAGATGACATACAAATCACCAATTACAAACGCACCGACGCCGTGGAAATCCATTGGCGATCTGGCGGCTGATATTGCCCGTCGCATTGCCGATGGCGAGGTCATAAAGTGAGCAGCTTTTACAAGATGGACCCCGCGGCATGGGACTTTGGCACTGCCAATCTGACCCTAGAGCAAGAGGCCGCATACCTTAGAATTGTAAACGCAATCCACAAACACGACGCCCCTGTTCCAAACATAGACCGAGTTTTGGCGGGCCTGTTTAGGTGTTCAACGCGCAAGGCAAGATCGCTTGTTGCTGCACTTTTAGATGCCAAAAAGATCACAGTTGAGAATGGTCAGATTTGGAATTTCAGAGCGCGTTCGGAGTTGGTTCAGCGTGGGTTCGCGAGTGTTTCAGCATCCGAAAGGGGTGCGAGTGGTGGACGAACACGAGCTGAAAACGCTGCTAAGTCACTGCAAAGAAACAAGCCGCCTCAAGCTAATGCTTCAAGCAGAATAGAAGAGAATAGAATAGAATATAAAGATAGCGCGCGATGCGCTTTGGATTGTGTTCTTGGCGATGAATTATCTGGGCAATGGCTGGCGCACCGCAAGGCCCTGAAATCGGCGATGACTGAACACGCGATAACGCTTTTTGCAAAGAAGCTGGGCAGCATGGAAAGCCCGAAAGACGCGGTTGAAACTGCAATCCAAAACGGGTGGAAAACAGTTTACCCGCCTAAGCCAGGCGACCAACAGCAAAAGCCAAAACCCGGCGGACAGTTTGCGGGTGCGTTTGGCTTCATCCCGGAGCGTGGATGATGGGCGGTAAATTCATGGGGGCAGGTCATGCCGACGAGCTACGAAATTTTGCACGATGCTGGAATCACGGTTCGGCAATTCAGTGGGACGCAGCGAGCAACTTGCCCGCAGTGCAGCCACACCCGCAAAAACAAAAAAGATCGTTGCTTGTCGGTGACGTTCAAAGCAGATGGGATTCAGTGGTGCTGCTGGCACTGCGCATTTATGGGCGGGAGATTTTACGATGACGATGGATGCAAGCCAGTGGCTCGAACAGGTCCGGGGCCTCGTGCCTGCTTTGACAGACGGGATGGGGGTAGTTCGCAAGGATCACCCCGGGATGCAGGGAGCGGCGGTCGTGTTTCCGTATCTGCGCAACGGCAAGCCTTACGCCGCTAAATGGCGGACGGTTGAAGGCAAGGATTTCCGGTCAACTAAAGACGTGTCGCGCGGCCTTTACAACGAGGACTGTTTAAAATCAGGCGACGGCCCGGTTATAATTACCGAAGGCGAGATTGATTGCCTTTCAATCATGCAGGCCGGATTTGGCCGCGTCGTGTCGGTGCCTGACGGATGGGATGAAAAGGGCGACAAGCGCGCTTGTCTGCTGGGTGCAGAAGAGGCGTTGCGCCGTTCGTCCGCAGTCATAGTGGCCGGAGATGCTGACAGCGCTGGAAGGGGCCTGCCACGCGCTGTGGCGAACATCCTAAAAGGCCACGAAGTCAGATATGTCACTTGGCCGGACGGGTGCAAGGACGCAAACGACGTGCTGGTTAAGCTCGGTGAAAGCGAGATATGCCGCTGCATGTCCGAAGCCAAGTTGATTGACCCGACGGGCGGATACATCACGGGTATTTCTGACATGCCCCCGCTGCCAACGCGCCGCGTTTTGCGGACTGGCGTTCCAGAATTAGATTATGTTTTAGCGTTTGAGGTCGGGGCTATGTCGGTTGGCACAGGAACGCCGGGGTCTGGTAAATCCACGATAACGACGTTTGCCGCTTATCATTTGGCCGTGAATGAAGACATCAAGGTCGGGTTTCTGTCGTTTGAAACCCACCCATACCGCACGCGAGATCACTTATGCCGCCTGCGAACTGCTCGGGCTTGGGACGATTTGCACGAAGCTGAACAGAAACAAGTTGCACGCGCCCTAGACGCAAATTTTAGGGTTGTGCATCGGACCTTTGACGACATCCCAGAGGGCCACAACTTAGGTTGGCTCCGCGATATGATTTACACGCTGGCGGTGCGCGACGGTTGCAAGTTTATCGTGGTCGATCCTTGGAACGAGATTGAGCATTTACCTGCACCTGGGGAAAGCCTGACAAACTACATCAACTTTGCCTTGCAGCAGATCCGCGTCTGGGCTGAACAGTACGACACGCATATTTGTTTGATCGCTCACCCGAGAAAGATGATGACCGACGGCAAGCCGCGCAGCCCTACCGGTTACGACATCGCAGACAGCGCAGCATTTTCGAACAAGCCCAGCTTAGGGTTTTCAGTTCACCAAGAGACCAGCGACGACGGTTCAGAGTTCGTCCGCCTGACGACATGGAAGGTGCGTGACAGCCAGCTTTACGGGTTCGGCAAGGGTTCCGTTAAGCTAGATTTTAACGAGGCGGGCATGTCTTACGGCAAGCACGAGACGCTGGCGCAGATCGGCGGGGGAAAATGATATAAAATATTTGAAATAAGATCTTGCCCCGCGCGGCAATGTATGGAACAAGTGGCATAGCAAAGGGAGATTTGCAATGATTACAACATCAATCCAAACCATCACACCAGAGCGTGCCAAAGGCATGCTTGCCAGCAGCATCGGCAACCGTAACCTAAAGCAAACCAAGGTCATGGCTTACGCTCGCGACATGGCGTCCGACAAGTGGATGCAGAACGGCGAAAGCATTATATTTGATGTAAACGGCGTTCTAATTGACGGTCATCATCGACTAACAGCAGGCATGAAAGCGGGCGTTTCGTTTTCGTCAATCGTTGTTAGTGGCGTGGCACCTGAAAGCACTAAAACGATTGATATGGGTTCAAGCCGCACTCAGTCAGACGTTTTGACATTCTACGGATATAAAAGCGCCGGAAATTTAGCCGCAATTGCTCGGATTCTTATGACTTTAAAGCCGGGAACGGCGAAAAGAACACACGCTTCAGCGCAAGAGCTTTTTGAATTTATTGAATTATCGCCGGGAATCGTAGAAGCCAGCCGCGAAAGTTTTAGCATAGTTGTTCCAAAGCTGCGGGTTATGGTTGGTGCTTTGCTTTATATCGCGACACGCAACGGATATAAATGGAGAGCGCTTTCATTTGCCAATGTCATCAAGACAGGAGTTCCCAGCTTTGATGGATGCCCGGCACATGCCTTGCGAGAGCGTTTTTTTCGTGACGCCGCTTCAGGCCGGCACATGCTACCAATTGAGCGGCAACTTTTTGTCATTGGTGCTTGGGAAAAGTTTATTGTTGGGCAGCCAGTTAAAAGGCTGCACATGGCCAGCGAGCTTCGGGTGACTGGTTATGAGTGACCGCAAAAAGAAAAAGCGCGCGCTAGAGTCACAAGGCTTCTGTCATGCTTCGGGATGGATTTACAAAAAAGACATGCACTTTTTTGACGAACTGGTCAAGAAAGCAAGCAATGGAGTGGCAAAGGTCTCGCAGCAACTAGACAGCAAAATAGCAATGCCAAAATTAGGATGCAAAGAATGACCGACAATGCACAACTGACCGCATATGTGGAACGAAGGGAGCGGCTGGAATTAGTTAAAACCGACGCAGCTGACGACATTAAGGAACTGAACGTAGAGGTCAAATCGTTTGGCTACGACCTGCCAACGTTTAACGCAGTAATTGCCCGCCGCAAGAAGGACCGGGACGCTGTGGTAGAGGCTGATGCGTTGCTGGACATGTATGAAATCGCAATTGCAGGGGGAAACTAATCGTGGAATATTTGAAATGCGATGCTGACTGGTGCGATTACGAGGGCAACGAGCCGGATTATGGGGCGCACCTTATCGGCAAGCCATGCCCGAAATGCGGCGCAGACCTGCTCACTCAAGGCGACTTTGACCAAGGCGAACCTATGCGGACCATGATGCAGATGCTCGTCAAGGCCGGGCTGGTTTTTGAACCTGACGCTGACACTTCGCACATGAAGGCCCCGGCGCTGCTCAAGGTGAAAAGCCACAAGGGCAAGATAATCATCGAAACCAAAACCGCAATCGCAGGAGGAAATTAAACATGCTTAACGCAGTAATCGCAGGCAACATCGGCGCAGACGCCGTGGTGCGCAACGCAGGGCAGACAACCGTGACCGGTTTTAACGTCGCAGTTGAACAGCGCGGCAAGGATGGAAAAAAGACGCAGTGGATCGGATGTTCGATGTGGGGCAAGCGCGGCGAGACCCTGGCGCAATACCTGACAAAGGGCAGCAAGGTTTGCGTTTCTGGCGAATTGCAGACCCGGGAACACGACGGCAAGACTTATCTTGAACTGAACGTTCAGGACGTAACCTTGATGGGCGGCAAGCCTGACAACGGCGGCGGGTCTGGCGGCGGGTACGATCAAGGCAATGGCGGCGGGCAATCGTCTAGTGGCAACAGCAGCACACGCCAAGATAGCGCGGACCTCGACGATTTGCCATTTTAATCTATTGCATATCTAGCTGACGTATGCGACAAAGAAGGGGCCGGGCAGGATCGTCAAATCCACAGTCCCGGCCCTAATCATGAACGGTGGGAGAACCGCAATGACTGACAACAGCATAACAGAAAACAAAGCAAAGGCGCAAGTGTTTGGCAACATCGCCACAGCCCTAGCATCTGCGCAGGCAAAGATGGGCAAGGCTTTAAAGTCTGCAAACAACCCGCATTTCAAAAGCAAATATGCAGACCTCGCCAGCGTTACTGAGGCATGCTTGCCCGCGCTAAACGAGTCTGGCATTGCTGTCATTCAGCCAACGGGCGAAGATGAAACGGGCCGATACGTTGAGACCATGCTAATTCACGGCCCTAGCGGCGAAGTCCTGAAATGCAGAGTTCCGCTGATCGTGCAGAAAAACGACATGCAGGGTTATGGCTCGGCAGTTACATACGCGCGCCGATATGGGCTTATGAGCATGTCAGGCATTGCGCCAGAGGATGACGACGGCAACGACGCGGCCAAGGCACTACCGAAGGCGCAGCAAGCACCTAAAGGCCCATCTGATCAAGCCGTATCAGAAGCAAAGGATATGCTGTTTGGCGCAGATGACATGGATGATTTAATTAGAATATGGAAGAATATCCCGAAAGAATTGCAGCACGTTCAACCCGTGATCGACGCCAAAGACGATGCAAAATTGAAATTCCAAAGCGATCGCGCAGAATGATTGAAAAGTATTTTGACAATATGCCTATAGCGCGTTAAAAAAATGGGCGGAAAGTGCTGAAACACTCAAGCCGCCCAATCAATATGCAAGGACATTTGCACTATGATAAAACCAGATTTACCAACAATTGATACGTTGCACAAGCTGTTGCGGTATGAACCAAAAACTGGCAAGCTGTTTTGGCGCAAGCGCGACGTGGCGTTTTTTACGGACGGCAAACAGGCCGCCGATCATAACGCTTTCGCTTGGAATAATAGGCACGCTGGTAATGAAGCGTTAACCTCAGACAGTTCGAAAAATTATTTGTGTGGTAGAATTTTTTGTAAACACTACTTCGCCCATCGCGTTATTTGGGCAATTGCTTACGATAAATGGCCGACCGACCAAATAGACCACATAAACCACGACAAAAAAGATAATCGAATTGAGAACTTGCGCGAAGTCACGAACCAAGAAAACCATAAGAACTTACCAATGTCTTTGAATAACACTAGCGGTGTTACTGGCGTTTATTGGATTAAACAAACATCAAAGTGGCGAGCTCAAATTTGCGTTGAAGGATCATGTAAGAACCTCGGAAATTTCATTGAAAAATCAGAAGCGATAACCGTCCGCGCGGCGGCTGAATTGAAATACGGCTTCCACAAAAATCATGGCGAGGCGGCGCAATGACCGACAACACGCGCGCAGTGATCGGCGGAAACAGCCCGCCCGATCCAATCGAAGTTGTGACGGCGCAATATGATGACATAATCAGCGAGGCGCAAAACTGGTCCGACGGCGAAAGCGTTACGGACGAAGCGCAGATGAACGCGGTTGATGAACTTATCAAGGGGTTCAAAACATACCGCGCCGATCTGACTAAGGCGGCGAAAGAGCGAACCGACCCGCTTCACAAGGCGTGGAAAGCTGAGGTTGCCGCAGTCAAGGTTTACACAGACGACGCTGACCTGCTGCAAGGAACGCTTGTCGCTGCGGTTGCACCATTCAAGGCCAAACTGGCAGCGGAAAAAGAAACAGCGCGCAAGGCGGCATGGCAGGCGGCACAAGACGCTGAACGCGAAGCCAACGCGAAGGCGGCGGCGGCTGACACGGCGAACATCGAAGCCCAGCGCGAAGCTGCACAAGCGCAGTCTGCAGCAATGGAAGCACGTAAAGCAGCCAGCGCCGCGCAGAAGGATACCGTTAAGGGGATGCGAACTGTTCAGCATCACGAAATCGCAGACATGCGGGCGCTGGTCAATTGGATTGCGACAAACGACAAGCCAGCGATGGCTGCGTTTGCAGAGGCCTATGCTGCGCGCAATCACAAGGATATTCCTCACGCGGTTGTGCGTTCGTGGACGGCTAAGGAGGCGTATTAATGACCACGCTCAAAGGCACAGCCTACGTATTAACCCGCATCTATGCCTGCGAAACTTCCGAAGAACTGCGCCGATATTGGGAAGCTAATATCGGCGTGACCTACAAGAACTTGCCGGAGGTTATCGCAGCTAAGGACCGGCGCAAGGAAACGCTAAAATGAGCGGCCATACAATCCGACTTATTGGTGACGCCCAGCGCCGCCTAGCATGCGAAATGATCGCCAAGGCACCGGATAGGGCAATTATAACAATCAAGGCGGAAACGCGCAACGCAGACCAAAACGCGCTTATGTGGGTTTTGTTGTCTGACGTGTCTAGGGCCAAGCCAGAAGGCCGCAAGTGGGTTCCTGAAACTTGGAAATGTGCATTCATGCAATCGCTGGGCCACCAGTGCCAATTTGCAGAAGGTTTAGACGGCAGCGGGCCTTTTCCTGTCGGGTTTAAATCAAGCAAGCTATCGGTCAAGCATATGGCCGATCTGATAACGGTCATCCAAGAATACGGCGACCGTCACGGCATTGCATGGTCAGAGCAAAAGGAAAGGAAGGCGCGATGAAACGCACCGGCTTTACAAGCAAGCCAAAGGCAATGCGCCAGGTGTCTGCAAAGCGCACGGCAAAGCGGGCAAGCGCGCATGGGCAGGCGGATCTAGCATACATGGGCCAAGTCCGTTCGTTGCCATGCGTCATCTGCGATACCTACGGGCTAACGCAGCTATCCACGACCACGGCGCACCACTGCATCATGGATCGTGGTGGCACCCGAAAAACGCCAGACTCGGATTGCATTCCACTCTGCGATGGCTGCCACCAGGGCAACTTTGACACCAGCAAGATTGCGATCCATCGAGAACCTAAAGCATGGCGAGCAGCATACGGGCCGGATCACGGCCACATTGAAGCAACACGGCGCATGGTCGCCTATATGACAGGGGGGCAGCAATGATTGACAAGACAACCCGCGCGCAGAAGCGCCAGCATCAACGCATGATGGTCAAAGCCGGATACGTTCATGTCGCAGGGTGGTGTATGCCGGACGACGTAGACGCCGCGAAGGCGCTTATTATTAACGCAGACGATCGGGAGATTGCATAATGAAGCAGAGCATAACAGAGACAAACACGATTGTGGAGATGACGCTTGATGGTAAAACAAGAATTGAAATCGGAGCCGTTCTTGGCATGTCAATTTCCGGCGTGCGATACCGGCAGGATCGCCTTGGCCTACGACCTGCCGTCGATCGCCCGCGTCCGCACCGTTTAGCCGTGGAATGGACGCCAGAGGTGCAAGCGCTGTGGGATGGCCCGATGACTAGAAATCAAATCGCAGCAGTTTTGGGCGTTGGCAGAACAGCGTTAGCCAGCGCGGCAATCAGAGTAGGTTCCCCGCCGCGTTTGAGAGACGTCAGGCCAGTCGCTGTTGCGCCAGTTGACCCCATGGCTGGCCTAACTAAATTGCAAATTGCAGACGTAAATACGCTGCGCAAATCCAAATACACAATAAAAGATGCGATTGCGATGGTCACGGCTACCAAGGTCAAAGTCAGCCTTTCCGCGCCAAGCAAAAACGCGGTGCGCGCATGACCGCCTTCACAGCCACGGCCAATGGCGGAAACATCACCTTAGATGGATTGTGGATTGATACTTTCCCCGCGCATGACGCAGAACGCCGTGTCGCATTGTATGAGCGCAAGAGCGCCTGGCCGGGATACACGCAAGCGGCAACGGCGCTGCGCAAGGCAATCAACGCAACAGGGGATGCAGGGAATGACTGACACACGCCGCGCCACCATTGCCGCGCTGCAAGGCAAGCCCGCCGACATCCCGCTGTTGATCGCCAACGCCGCGCTATGCCGGGAACATACGCCGCTGGCATTGCGACAAGCGGCCATAGCGCTTGGGGTGCTGGACGCAGTAGACGTCGCGTGGACGCCTTGGACGCCATGGAACAAGAAAGGCAAAGCATGACGAAATATCTAGGATACGTTTCAGGCGGGCAATGCCGCGACACGCACGCCCCCGTCGCAAAGGAAGAAGGCAAGCCTGTGGGGGTAAACTGGATCCGCAAGCAGTTGTGGGTTGTTGAGGAGCTGCGCCAGATGGGCATAACCGCGTGGTGCGGCAAGCGGATGGAGTTCAAGCGACTTTCGGGCGATCGGGATTGGACCGCGTTTGACGTGCCAGCCCTGCCGAATTACATCGTAATGGACCTAGACGATCACAACTATTTTGCGGCCACGCAGATTGAGCACCTGTCCAGCACGATTATGGCCGTGTCTAAGCGCGATTTGATCGGCGGCGGTGGCATTCTTGGCCTGCAAGGGTTCATGGATGACGCTGACAGCGCATATAGGGCCGCTCAGCGCATCAACAGCGCTAGCCGCGATGAAGTCACGCAATACAACGAGGGGCAGCGCCTGCGGGCGATTAGCGGGCCGCTCAAGGATATGCTGGTTACGTTCGATCGGATGGTTGATGCTAACCGGGTTGCGGCAAGGACGGATCGGGGAATGCCGGTCGTGTTCGACGCGTTTGACGTAGAGGGCGCAGATTAATTCGTTTTGCATGTCGATTATGCTTGCGGCCTGTGTCGCGTCACGCTATAAGAAGGCATAGCAACGAAGCACACACCGGAGAATGACAATGACCGCAGCGCAAAATCTTATCGCATCTTTTCACTCAGGCTCAACATTCTACACTGACAACGCAGTAAACATGGTCATAATCAAGGACAAAACTCCAGGAGCGACGGACTACACGTTGACTGTTATTGAGTCTGCAAAGCGCATCATGGAATACAAGCGCATGATGAACCGCATCCGCAAGGCGCGCGCAGAAAAGGAGGCAGCATGACCGCCGCCGAGCGAAACACAGGAGACAAGCCAATGACTGACATTCCAAACAGCCGCCGCAGTCCTATGGAACATGAGCGGGACATGCCGGATGCACAGACAGACGCGCCGGAACGGATTTGGGCGATGCCGATAGAAACCGTGAACAATGAACCAAGTTGGATTGACGAAATAGAGGTTTCGCACCCTGACAGCTACTGCGGCCATGATGAGACAGGCACCGAATACGTCCGCGCCGATCTTTACGACGCCGCACTGTCCGAGAGTTCCAAGCTGCGGGAGGCGTTGGCGGAACTGATGGTCTTGATGGATGCTGTTTGCGATGGGGACTACACCCCAGACAGCTTCACGACACAGCCAGCCCGCGCCGCCCTTGCGCAGGATGCAATCGAATGACCGCTGCCGAACGAAACATAGGAGACAAGCGCATGACTGACATACCAAACAGCCGCCGCAGCCCAATGGAGCACGAACGGGACATGCCGGATGCCGCCCAGCCAGACGCGCAGAACATCGCTCGTGTCGCCTATGATAAATACCTTGCCTCATGGGGTGACGAGCCGTCGATTGCGCCCCACCCAAGGACTTCACCCGGCTACACGACGGGGAGGGTTCTAATCGACATGCACAACGCCGCCGACGCCCTAGAAGCCGCGCAGGCCGAGATTAAACGGCTGCGCAAGCGAGTGCAGGCGGCGGATGCGATGGCCGAGGTGGCGGACGATCTGACTGACGAAAACTTTTACAATGCCTGCGATGTAGAAGTGAAGAATCTTTATTGGGCAATTTCCGCATACCGCGCCACGGCAACGACATGACCGCCGCCGAGCGCAACCGCCGCAAGCGCCGGCTAGAGGCCGCAGGGTTTAAGGCGCTGCCTACGGGGTGGGTTCCAGTGGCATACGCTGCAAAGGTAGCCGCCCAGGTCGAGGCATACGCCGCTGACGTAGCCGCCGCAGCCGCTAAGGACTTGCCATTGGGGCGACCGAAGGCAAAACAAGGAATCACAGAATGACAGACCAAGAGCATGCAGACGAAATCAATCGCGCGGTTTACGAACTGAACAAATCAATACGAGGAGCTTTCAAAAATGGGCTGGGTGTGTCGGTTTCATCCTTTGATTTCACACCAATTTTTCGCCGCCGCTGCGACGTCGTTAGAGTGGAGATTACTAGAGCGTTATGACCCGCTTGCGCACCCTGTCCGCTTGTGGTATCATCGCCGCATTCGCGGGCAGGGATTACCCAGCCGCAATTGTCACGGTGTCGCGTTAATTCGCAGGCAGGCACCGTGCGCAAGCTATTATGCCAACCAACGGGCGGGATGCCTTAACGATGCGCCCCCTGGCGGGTTACTAGTTGAGTTTGTTGTTGTGTGATTGGCCTTGTATCAGGGTTGCAGCCATTATTGGAAGTCGCATAATCACACATCATGAGGCGCGACTCCGGTTTAGCTCAGAGGATGAGAGCAGCCGCAGCCCGACGAGGGACGGAAGGTCGCGGGTTCAAATCCCGCAATCGGTTTCGCGCATCTACAAGACCAAAGTTCTGCCCATAAACAAGGCGGGTCTTTCTATGGGCAGGATGCCTTAACGATAGCAAAGGCGGGACGCCTGATGGCAGATCAGAAATGGCCAGCGGATAAAGTCGAACGCCGCAAGGTTGCTGACTTGATCCCATATGCGCGCAACAGCCGGACGCACAGCGCCGAGCAAGTGTCGCAGATCGCAGCCAGCATCAAAGAATGGGGCTGGACAGTGCCGGTTCTGATCGAAGCCGATGGCGGATTGATTGCAGGCCACGGCCGGATCTTGGCCGCGCAAAAGCTGGGCATCAAAGACGTGCCGTGCATGGTCGCCGATGGCTGGACCGACGCGCAGAAGAAAGCCTATGTGATTGCAGACAACAAACTGGCGCTAAACGCAGGCTGGGACGACGCGATGCTCAAGGTTGAGTTGGGCGAACTGGACGCGTTGGACTTTGACCTGTCACTGACGGGATTTGATGTTGACGAAATGGCTCGTTTGTTTGACGAACCAGATTTTGCGCCCGGCACTGAAGACGATCAAGGCAAGCTAGACGAACTTGCGCCGAAAATGGTGACATGCCCGCATTGCGCAGCAGAATGGGATTTGCGAGAACATGGGCAAGGCTGATTTGCGCATAGACTGGGCGACACATGCGGCGGCGAAGTATGCCTGCGTCAACTGGCATTATAGCAAATGCTTGCCTGTGGGGAAATTGGTCAAAGTCGGCGCATGGGAAAAAGGTAAATTTATTGGCGTTGTGATATTTGGTCGCGGTGCAACGCCAAATCTTGGAATGCCGTATAGCTTGGGTCAAGATGAATGTGTCGAATTGGTTCGAATCGCATTGACCAAGCATGAAAATGCGGTTTCGCGAATCGCATCATTGGCAATGAATTTTTTGCATAAGGCAAATTCTAATCTGCGGATGATCGTATCGTTTGCCGATCAATCACAAGGGCATCATGGCGGCATCTATCAAGCTGGCAATTGGGTTTACAATGGGCAAGGCAGCGCTGCAAAGTTTTATATGATTTTGGGAAAATTGACACATCCAAGATCAATAGGCGCAAAAGGATTGGTGCAAAACATTCATGGCGCGCGGAAAATTGACATTAACGCAACCGTTGTTGAAGTCCCGGGAAAACACCGCTACCTAATGCCACTAGACGACGCCATGCGGGCGCAGATTGCGCCACTATCTAAGCCATACCCTAAGCGTGTGAAGCAGGCGACCACTGACGACCAGTCAGCAGGGCGACGGGGCAGCACCGATCCACACGCTCCAAATTCTACAACGGGCGGGACGCCCTAACGAAAGGGCGGGAAGCCGATGACCAAAAAACCTACAGGCCGACCGCCTTTCACTTTGAGCGACGAACAGTTTAAGACCATTGAAGGCATGGCGCGGATTCAATGCACGCAGGACGAAATCTGCGACATCTTTGAGGTGACCGACAAAACGCTGAACTTTGCGCTTAAAAAGCACAACGGCACTTCTTTCTCCGACCTTATTAAAAAGAATATGAGCCACGGCAAGGCATCGCTGCGCAGAAATCAGTGGAAGGCCGCTGAAAAGGGCGTGCCGTCGATCCTTATTTGGCTTGGCAAGCAGCACCTTGGCCAGAAGGATGTGGTCGAAAGCACAGGCGCAGTTGATGTGCATCATTTTGATGGGTGGCAAATTGACCGCGCGAAACCTGATCCAACTGAGCCTGACTGAACCGCAAGAACGGTTTCTGTTGTCGGAAGCGAAGCACCCTGCGTTTGTTGCGGGCTTTGGCGCTGGCAAGTCTGAGGTTATGGTCTGGTCAGCAATCGGGGACGCGGCACACAGCGCAACGGCGTTGATTGGCATGTATGCGCCCACCTACGACCTTGTTCGCCTGATCACCGCGCCACGTATTTGCGCCAGGCTTGAACGCATCGGGGTGCCGCACAAATGGAACAAATCCGAAAACATCATCTACACCAGTTGGCCACGGTTTGGGGACTTTGTCCTGCGCACAATGGACAATCCCGAAAGAATTGTTGGGTACGAAACCTATCGCGCGCACGTTGACGAGCTAGATACGCTCAAGACGGAGCAAGCGCGAAAGGCTTGGAACCAGATCATCGCGCGGAACCGGCAAAAGCCCGAAGGCATCAAGCGCCCGTTTAATCGCGTGTCGGCTTATACGACGCCAGAGGGTTTTCGGTTCGTCTATGAGCGATGGGCCAAAGAGCCGACCGA